GAGAGGAACTTGAAGACACGTATTTCTGGTTTGCAGCACTAAACGAAGCACGGCAAGACGCTATGATCGACATATGCTTCAACCTCGGCCTCACGCGATTGCGAGGGTTTATTAAAGCTTTAGAAGCGATGTCCCGCGAGCAGTTTGACATAGCTGCTGATGAGTTTATGGATTCTCGCTGGAGCGAGCAGGTCGGTAGTCGTGCAGTAGAAGTCACTGAGATGATCCGAACTGGGGAGTATCAGTAATGCCACTACAAAAGATGGTTTTCAAGCCGGGAGTAGATAGAGAAAACACACGCTACACAAGTGAGGGTGGTTGGTACGACTGCGACAAAGTACGGTTTAGACGGGGTATGCCGGAAAAGCTGGGTGGGTGGAATCGTATTTCTACTAATTCTTTTTTGGGCGTCGCTAGGTCTTTGTTTTCTTGGGTCACGCTAGGTAGCCAAAAGCTACTTGGTGTAGGCACTAATCTTAAGTTTTATATAGAACAGGGTGGAACGTATTACGATATCACGCCTATACGAGCCGCTGTGTCGCTCACAGATCCTTTTACCACCGTAAGTGGGTCTACTACAGTTACAGTTACAGACGCTGCTGGGGGCTATATAAACGGTGATTTCGTCACGTTTAGCGGTGCTTCTGCGGTGGGAGGGCTTACCTTAAACGGTGAGTTTCAAATAACATACTTAACGGGTAATACGTACACCATAACCGCTAGCGAAGCCGCAAGCTCCTCAGCTACAGGCGGTGGGTCGGTCACTGCCACGTACCAAATAAACACTGGCCCCGCTGTCGCAGAGGCTTTGGTAGGTTGGGGTGCTGCTGGTTGGGGTCTTGGGACATGGGGTGTAGGTATAACGTCCACCGATGCATTACGGCTATGGTCTCAGTCTAATTTTGGCGAAGATCTTATATTTGCTGCGCGGGGAGGCAGTCTGTTTTTCTGGGATGCAACCGATGCGTTAACAACTCG